CATTCACTATGTCAAGCCGATCGATTGATCCTTGCTTAACAGTGAATGCTTCACTATCAATGACTACCTGGCTTGTCCCGTGCACGATTATGCTGTTGCCTGTGGTTATGTTATAGATTGTTGCATGTCCGCTGGGGACTGTAATAAGAGGGGATACTGGTACATTTCCCGTGTAGCTAATACTTTTAGAGCTAGAGATACTGTGGGATTCCTTTTCACCATACCAATACGGATCGAAGGCAACTACGGGTATCCTCACACCTAATTCAGCCCCAGCATTGATCCAATCTTGAGGGGCCCCTTGACAGTATGCGTTGATATACCGATCAGACCACTTGTAGATTTTAAGTGGCGGCCTCATGAGAACTCTCAGGATCTCGTCCCACTGATCCCTGATTTGGACTTTGTTAGGCTCGAAAAGGCTACCTGAGATTTCAAGTTGACGGGGCAACACTTTGGTTGGCCCCGTTACAATGGCCCCGTCCAAACCATAAAGTGGCATGTGGGGTGTCTCCGCATTCAATGGAATGTTCCTTAAGGACAAACCAAGAGGGAGAGTTATACTTTGACTCAGTGAATTAACAACCTCTAATCTCATAACCCTTTCCCCCTTCGGTTACTTTCAATTCGCTTAGCCAAGGCATTTTCAATGGCACTAATCGAAGCACCCGCCACAGAATCCGCACTATTGCTAGCGCTGTTCACGTTCAGATTTTCGATACTAACTGAAACTCCACCAGCCCCAGCAAACTCAAACTGCATGCTGTTAAAGTTGGGCAATCTACTGTCCAAAATGTCCCGTATTGAATGGATTGGCGCTACAATGGAGTTTAGATTTGCAACTGGGGTGAGTAGGTCGATCAATATGTCTCTGGTAGGCCCAGTAATCTCACTTACTTGCCGGCCACCACTCGAACGTTCGGTCTTATCAACGCTCTTAAGGTCACTACCTACATGACTTACCTTTTTAATGTTAACAAAGGGAATTAGGTTAAGAGCAGAAATAGCTACGTTGATTGCGTCGATAAAGAAGTTGATTAGGCCGCTTACTATGTCAGCAAACCACCCCAAGACCGGTCCGAGTATGTTGTCTATCAACTCAATAACGGGGTTCAACACATTCCCCAGAAGCTCCATAGCCTTAGCAAACGTCTCAGTTTCTGCGAACAATGACAAGAAGGCCTCAAGGTAGTTGCCAGAAGCTAGCTCCTTAGCAAAGGTAAAGAGAGTTGAGCCAGCATTGATTACCTGGTTGGCAAGCCCCTCCATGGAAAAACCTAACTTATCATATCCCGACTTGAAGTGTTCACCGAATGTCTTTGGCTCTTCTTTTTTCTTGTCCTCGTCGTCTTCGTCTAATCCAGGAATGTTAGCGGGATCAACATTAAGTAGGTCTGTTAAATCTTCGTCGCCCCAAAGTAGTTCCTCAACAAAGTCGTAACCCTCTGATATGGAGTCTATTGCTGATTCTATTGATTTGCGAAGGTCTTCAGGTACTATATTCCATAGATCACCGAGTAGATCTTTAACACTCTGAAGAATGTCTTTAATGGCGGGAAGACTAAGGTCGATCCCTTTAGCAATTCCTTCTCCTACAGCTTTACCAGTGTTTTCCCCACCAATATCAGCCTCTGCTAATGGACCTTCAGGTGGTGGAGATTGGCCGACAAAGTAATTGGCTACGATTTGAGCCATGTCTTTGGCGACTTGCTCTACGTCTGAAAAGGAATCCTTAAAACCTTCGAGCCAACTCTTTATAGTGTTTTTGGCACCTTCACGAATTTTATTGAGTGGCCCCTTAGGTGGTGGTGACTCGCCGATAAGGTAGAACCCTATCGTTTCAGCAAGTTCAAGAGCAGCGTGTTCCACAGTGTAGCCTTGATCTAGCAAGCCTTGGACATACTCAGCCAGTGTATTTTCTGCCCCTGTTCTAAATCGAAGGCCCATGTCAGCGAACAAGGCGTCTACGTCAAGTTCAGATAGGTCTATCTCACCTACAGTAACAGAGACGGTAAATGCCTCGTCCGTGTTAATGGCGTTGTAAATGTCTAGGATTTCCTGAGCTGTTTTGCCTAGTGTAAGGTGCTGATCTAGGTTTTCGTCTGCAATTAAAGTGCGTAAACCTGGGTGGTTTCCGTCATAGCCTCTAGTATTACCCCCGCCAGCAACCCACCATAGTTTGATAGCTTCGGATAAAGATATGCCGAAGGTATCCATGGCTTGTGTAATGGTACCCAGCTCATTTTCGATACCTAGCCTTAGCCAATGGAAGGCAGCAGCGATTCTTTCGGTATCATTCTCCCAATCAACGCCACCCAGCCTGTCCTCTATTACGCTACGAGCATAGCCAGTTAACTGAAACTCTCCCTGAGCAGAGCTCTCAGAGCTTCCAATGTTCTCTAGGCCAGATTCGGATAAACCAAGTTGTATCATTAACTCGCCTAGATCCACGCCCTGCTCTTCAAAAAATCTGTTTAGGTTGTAGAAGGTATCGGACTGTGCCTGGTCAAGGATTATTTCAGTGATATAGAGCGGAACGCGAACTGGTTCCGCCCCATAATCTTCGGGGCTCAGTCCCAACTCGTCCAAAGCCTGAACAAATCGAAGTGCCGCCTCAAGGTCTTGCACTTCAGAAAGGTCTAACTCACCTGGCTCTACTGTGACAACTTCAGGAGGCTCTGGGTATACTACACGCCCAGTTGCTTCAAGCCACTCTTCATAACCCATGGTATCCCCAAAATCTTGCTTGAGGAAATCCCACAAACTAATGTTTTCTAGGAGATACCTAATATAATCGATCTGGTTAGTTATCTCGTTAAATAGCCGTTCAAAGAAACCTGTGATAGTCCCAACAAAGGCAAGGAAAAGATCAGGAAGTGCGAAGTAAAAAAGGTGCTCCAGTAGAGCGTAAATAGAAGTCACTAATATGTCGAGAACCCTATAAATGAGGATTACAAGTTCCCATATGAACCCACCTAAACCCTCGAATTCTCCATGCTGTAAAAAGTCGTAGCCAAAATCACGGCCTGACTCGAATGCCTTTTTGCGATCTTCCCACCAGTTATCAAAGAATTCCGGATCACCAAACGAAGTGTAAGTGAACAATCCTCCAGCGATCTCTGCCAGGGTGTTATTGAAGCCACTTAACCAGTCTTTGGGTATGTTCCAATCAATCTCGGAAACGTTGAAACCCAAGGCTATGTTGAAAGTAAGTATGGCGGCCTTTGGCCCTGCAACAAAGAATGCAATAGCTGCTAGCCCCAAAGCTATCAACATGCTATTGAGGAATTGCTCCATACCTTCTTCGTCCCCAACAGCTGATAGGAATTTTGCTCCTGTAATTAAGAGTGAAAGATAAATAGGCTTAAGTATGGGGGTACCAAGTGTCCTATTCTGCGAAAAAGTCATAGATTCTACGTTGGGTGTTTCGCCAAGCAAGTGCCGTATCCAGGTAGAAATGTCGAACAAAATGCTTTGAAGTGGGTTCCAGGGTCCTGTTCCCAAACCCATGCCTGGGCTAGAGTTACCTGTCAAAAACTTCAACCAAGAAAATCCTGCAAAAACACCAAGGAAGCTGGCCAGTATGTTTGTGACTAAGTCTAAAGTAGCTGTCCCTAGCTCGCTCCAATCGCCTTCTTCAATTCCGAGTTTAATTGCTTCAATAAATGCTGAAACCCCAAAGTGATTGTCTACCCAATCAACTAGACCTTGAAGTACTTCTGGAACCTCTTCTGGGATTAGTTCCTCTACTGTTGAGGTCACATTGTCCCAGATTTCGGGGATATCTTCTGTAATGATTTCCTTTGTAGTAGAAGTCACGTTGCCCCAGATTTCAGGGATTTCCTCTTCAATGAATTCTTTGGCAGTGTTAGTGGCACTTTTTACGCTTTCAACTACCCCTTCGACTATCGGATTTTCCAAAATGGGCTTTAGCGAAAACCCCGTGCCCTCTCCGCCTCGGAGAGTCAAACTTATTGAGCCAGGTTTAAATGGTAAGAAAACCGAGTTTGCCTCTTGGCCTTCAGGTATACCCCCAGGCTTTAGGCCCTCGATAAGATCAGTAAAGACAGTCTGCCCTTTTTCCCAAGCGTTAGTGATTTTAGACCAATATTCCGTTATGTCTGGAGCCTCGGGTAATTTAATTTCAGGGAAACCTGGCACTTTTGGCTGAAACTGAGTTACTGCTGTATCCCATGCGGAGGTGACACCTGACCAGAAGTTTTCGATATGAGTCTTTATGTGATCCGGCACTAAGCCGTAAAGTGCTCCAGAGATTTGGCCAAGGGCTGTGCTAACATGGCCAGCAGTTGCCTCGATTTTCGCAATGAATCCGCTTTCATTTTCGTCGCTTGTCCAAGTCTCCTGTAAGTTAGCCCAAAACGCAGATACAGCTTGACCTACGGCTGTGCCTTGGAACCATGTTACTAGCTCTTCTAGCTTAGAAATGATACCGTCAACAGCACCTTCTACTGTTGTCCGTATGTTACCCCAATCGTTATTCCAGGCAGTGTAGAGAAGTGACACAGTGGCAATTAGGAGAAAAGGCTTAGAGGTTAATAAGGTTAATAAGAAGGTGAAACCCCTTATTATACCCCCAACCACTTTAAAGGCGGTACCAAGAGCTACTGTTGTCGCCAGTACAATACCAAGGGCTCCAGCAGTAATGATTATCCGCCTAACCAATGTGGGATTGTCCTTGACCCATGCAGTTGTCCCAGCGGTAATATCAGTGAGCCAATCAGTTAGGCGGGTCAAAGGTACGAATAACTCTGAGCTAAGTGCCCTATTCAAGCCTCCAATGGTCCTAGATAAATCTGTCAGTGAATCGCCAAAGAGGTCAGTCCTTCGAACAGCTTCTTCGTCCATTACAAAGCCTAACTCATGAGCCTTTTGTCTCAGCTCTTCAATAGACTGAGTTCCAGACTGAATCGAAGGCAATAACAGCCTAGCCATTCTAGTTCCAAAGATATCCGCTGCGATAGAGGCTTGTAACTGACTATCCTCCATTTGCTCCAGTGTACCGATAATGTGCATGAAGGCTTCGTCTGTACTAATAGCGCCAGCGTCTAGCCTCTCCAGGTCTAGTCCTAATCCCTTAAGGGAAGCACGCATTTTCTCATTGCCATTTCGTGCGTTGCCCATGCGTTGGTTCAGGCGGCCTAGTGCGCGTTCAAACTCAGCTTGCTCGATATTGCATTGTTCCATAGCATACTGTAGTTCCTGATAAGCCTGAGTACTCAAGCCTACCATTTCACTAGAGTTGGCTACAGTGTCCGCATAATTAGCTGTGGTTTTTGTCAGAGCAGTAATAGTGGTGATTAAGGCGGTAAGAGGGAGGCCTGCTTTCTTAGTGAGGGAGTTGCCGAGGGTGGTTAGTTTCTTGCTGGTGTGGTCTAGGCTCGTAGATATGTTGTCCACTGATTTCGCTACTTTAGCAAAGGCGGAATCCATTCTCTTACTGCCCGACTCCGCCTTGCTAGTTACCGAATCAATGTTTCTTTCGGCCTCAGAGCGATTTATCTCGATAGTTCCCCAAAGCTTAAAAATCTCGTCGATCATGTAATCCTATCCCTCCTCACTATGTAATTTTGTAGGCTCATTGCGCTGATTGCCTGAGGATAAGTCATTGCGTAAGTTCAAGAGGTTCTGGAACTTCTCAAGGATATGAGACTCAAATGCTTTCTCCTGTTCAGCAGTCATTTTTGGAGCTGGCTTTTCTAGTCCCACAATTTCCAGCCATTTTTGGTAGCTATGTGGCTGGCTATTCCCACCACCAAAACCACTCAAAAGGACATAGATTTGCCAGCCTAAAAAGGATTGGGCACGCAAAATATCCATTTGCTCACGTTGTTTGGCTTCTCCAATGACGTTAATGATTTGAAGAAACCTCGTGTATGGCAAGCTCATGATATACTCGTCTTTCCAGCCATACCGCTCCTGAATCAGGTCGATAGCTACTTCAATTGAACTAGAGATTTGCTTAAGGCCAACCTCGTTGCTTAGCCCTCTTTCTCCTGATTCCCGTCTTGCGGAATCTGTTGAGGAAGGTGATCCTGGAGGGTTCCTTGGATCTGAGCAATTTTGCCCAAGCGAGTAAAAAAAGCTTTTAAGTCCTGGTGTTCTGCGAGCTTTTCAATAATTTCAATCTCAGACCCCATAGGAAACAGCTTGGGATCACAAAGTTCCTTATAGGTAACGCCGATAATCGACGCTAGGAGCTCCATGATTGGTTCCTCGGTGTAAGGTACAGCACTAACAAGAAGCATGACTATGTTCTTTTCGTTCACGTTGGCAGGTAGTCCAGCCTTGGCTACGCCTGTGCTAATAATCTTCAAGAGTCTAAATGTATCCGAAATGCCCAGTGAGCGCATAGGGTATTCAACGCCATTAATTTCTACAACGGGGTTGTCCCGCAGAATTGGTTCAACACCCGTTGTCAACAGTTCTAGTTCAGGTTTTGTGGTCTTCTTAGCCATAAAAAGTCTCCTTCTGAAGGGTATTATTTCAAATAACGTGCAAATTGTCAGACGGGCATGTAGATAGCTACATTTATTTCTACATTTAAAGCTACATAGCTACATAGGTATCTACATTTTGATCTACATTTGTCCAAACTCCTTGACAAACACATTTTCTTGTAGTTTAAAAAGGTGGCTACCCCGCTTCAAAGAGGTAGCTCACCAAATGGATCAACGACTGATACTACAGTGCTTTTGGCCACCTAATTTCCCAAGGTTCGTCCCAAGTACCTGTTTCTTCATTTAGGTCTTCGGGGTCAAAATGGGCGGTAAAAGTAATGCTTGGATTAGCTTCGTCCTTGTCTTGAAGTTGCAAACTCCAGTCACCTTCAGCCAAAGCATTCTTGATAATAATGATTACAGGCTCTTCTTCACCTGACACTGTAGCAACTAGTGCCACATTCTTGACATAATCGCTTGGATCAATTTCCTTGCCAGTGATTACGTCGTGAGTAGGATTACTAGACTCGTCAACCTTGTGGCCACTAATGAAGCGGAGCAAATTGGCCTTGGTCATTTCTAACACATTGACCTGAAGAGTGGGCGCCACAGACTCAATACGACGCATGCCTCTAATGGGTCCTCTGGCTCCGTCAGCCTCCATGGTTCTTACAGTTCTGTTGAGGTTCCAAGTGCTCCCACCTCTTGTGGCGCCTAGCATGTGTTCGTCTTCTTCACCATAGTTGAAGATCAGTACACCAGCGTCCAAAATCAAATTCTCAACCGTCTTGCTGGAAACAGCATGTTTTCCTTGCATTCAGTTCACTCCTAATCGAGATTGTAGTAAAGATCTAGTACATGCCCTCTAGGGCGTTTATTGGTGGATACTACTGCACACTAGCAGAGACAACGATTATCCCTTCATTAGCAACGTCAGTGATCGTGAGTTCACCATTTTGCTCTATACTCGCACCTGCTCCTGCTACAGACCAAGTAACGGTATGTTCAGGCATAGCTGCGCCGTACTGGTCGTAAACCACTGCCGTATAACTCCGGGTACTTGTTTGCCCCTTAACTGGCAAAGTAATTGTACTTTCGCCCTGAATTTCCACTGTAGTCGGTGTGGGACGAGTATCAATGAGTTTCACCGTCTTGTAACCGTAAATTGTTCCATACTCAGACTCATGTGAAGCCCTTATGGTAAACTGTTTTACAGTAGCTTCAGGATAGACTTTGATCAACTGAGGATTATCAGGATCAATAACAACGCCTTCAACATGGGGAAATACCTCATGTAAAATTGAACCTTCGTCTGGCCACGGATCACCAAACTGATCAAGAACACTACTCTCTATTGTTACCGAGTTGATCCCTTCAGTCGGGATTTCTACTGAATCTGATCCGTTGATCCGCACGGAGTAAGGCATTGGTTCGCTCTCCCTGGGATAATGAATCTCCCAAGGCTCTTCGGACATATTCTCTGGATCGTAGTGGGCAGTAAATGTAATCTGTGGATTTGCTTCATTCTTATCCTGCAACTGCATACTCCAGTCGCCTTCTGCTAGAGCGTTTTTTAGAATCAAAATTACGGGAAGTGGATTGCCGCTCAAAGTGGCTATCAGAGCTATGTTGTCAATGTAGTCAGTAGGCAATATCTCTCTTCCTGTGATTACGTCGTGGGTAGGGTTTAAATTTTCGTCCACTCTTGAGCCACTAATGAAGGAAAGAATATTTTCTTTGGTTATCTCTAGGACATTAACCTGGATCTGAGCCTCAACTGATTCAATCCTTCGCATTCCCTTGACTGGTCCTCTAGCCCCGTCTACCTCAATGGTGCGCAGGGCCCTTTTTAGCGACCATGTACTTCCTCCCCTAGTAGCACCAAGTTTGCGCTCATTAGGAAGACCGTAGTTAAACACAAGTACACCGGCGTCCAATATTAAGCGCCGGCTGGTTTGTCTCGATATCCCATGTCTCCTTCTCATTTTTGATCACCTATAATTCTCTCTATTTGCCCTATGGTTCTGGTATAGCGGATATCAAACTCCATAGCATAATGCCAAACATTTTCTGTGGGCTCTGGTACGTCACCGTCTCTAACTAGAAAGAACCTAGCAGCAACCAACATGTCGTGAGTTGGCGTAGTTTGAGCCACCCAGGTATATCCGCCACTTTCTGATAACCCCAAGACAGCACGCTCCAAAATCTCAGTCATTCTTCCGGCAATCTGATACAGTGGCGCGGCGGTATCGCCGTAGTGCCAAATATCTAAGTAATACTTGGCACTTCGAACAACCCACGGATCTTCCGATCTGTTTTGCATGCGGTGAACCATATAAGGCATTTCAGCGTCTCTAGGAGCCCATGTTAAATACAGTGGTACTTCGTCTTGGCCAAATAAATCAACCAATACTTTATCCGATTGAACCAGTCGCCATATGGCATTTTTTATTGCGGTTTGGGTCTCTAAACTAATCACCGCCTTTTATTTCACTAATACTGTCTTCAAAGCTGGGTTGTAAAAAGGGTCTAGGAGCCATGTGGAGGGTGCCCCGTTCTAACTTGGGGGCAATGTCAGAAGTTGAGCCTACTATCCCGATTGTGGAAGTAGCTGTGGTTTCAACAGAGGTATTGATTGAATCCCGAAGTTCACCTGTTTGGGAGGCAGGAGGTTCTCCAGGAGCAGACGCAGTGTAGGTAACGCTTGTGCCAGGGACTTGATACTGTCTTCCAGTTTTGTTGCCTGAAAGGTTTTCCTGAACCTTGTTATAAACAATCCTTGTTGCCCGACTTACCTTCTCCTGGGAGATATCTCGAAGTCTTTGCTTGATCGCTTTGTTATTAACCTTTATTGGCACTATCAATCACCTGCTTTACAGGAAGAGAGACATAACGGTTATTAATCGGACGAGGCGGTGCAAGGGGTTCATAGTGGTTACCCCTCCAACAGAATCTATTCTTGCCTAAACTGATCTCCAGGGGGCTTCTGAAGGTCATGATATGGGTAACCTCTGAATGACCTATTTGCTGGTACTGGTGTTGCCCTTTTGTGTCTAGTAGGACAACCATGGCATACCTCTCGCAGACTAATGGCCACAACTTTTCTATCCCAAGAGCAGTTCTGTTTTCAACCTTCTCAAGAATGTCGACTCGTTCATTTAACAGCACAACTCTCCTCCTTTCACCCTGCTAAAAACCAGGATTAATACGGTATGGTTGTAATGCTTCAAACTCTTGTTCTCCCCAGGTAGTAGACCCAAGACCACTTGTTTGCTCCTGACTCTTCCCTTCAGAACGTCTATGGTAGTCACGTGATATGCGTTGCAAAACCCACAGTCTAATATCTTCAGGAATTGGAAGCTCACGGCCATGTTCTATAAAGTCGTTGTTGCAATACTGATCAGCTACTTCTAGGGCGGATTTCAGCAGAATCTCAAGTACAGCGTCTTCGTGGTCTGTGTCAATGAACAAATAGGATTTTACAGTGTCTAAGTCCAGGTCTATCCGTTCTTTAATCGCTCCCATGGAGGCTAATCCTCCTCTTCTCTGTCAGCTTTGTGCACCCTAGAATGACCCACTAGAGCCCGTTTTGAGGTAAATACCTTTTCGCAATCAGGACAAGGATACTCGTCTTCGCGGGAATCCTCGTTTTTGATATTGGTTGGGCCGGAACTGGATTGGGTGTTTGTTGGTGCTGGAAGAGAAATCTCTGAGTGCTCTGCTGGTTCCTGAGCAGATTTCGGTGTAACCTCGTCTACTAAATGTCTACGGCCAACCAGAAATAGTGGCTCAACCTCAAAAATCGAACCTTTAGAAATAAAACCTCCGTTGGATATGAAGTTCGCCTTCGCTTTAACTGTGATTTTGCTAATTTCGATCACCTACCATAGGGAGCCAATTAAGGCTCCCCTAGTTTCTCTTTTTTGTCTACGCTGGAGCGTTATCAAAACTGCCCTTTACAAAAGCTTCAGGGCGGTAAATGGTCTGGGTTAGACGCTCTTCAGCCCTAATAGCTAACAAGTTCTTGGTGAAGAAGTCTTCATGGGAGTCGCTAACCTGGATACTTGCTTGCTCCCTGTCCCATAGGTTGGTAGCCATAGCAAAAGCACCGGTTAGAAAATCTCCTTCCTCTATTGCTGAGCTATCCACGACAGGAACTTTAAACAGTAGCTGTTGTCCACCACTATTGACGTTGATCCAAATATAGTGGCCGTCTTCGCCTTTAAGTAGCTCAATATCTTCCCAATCTTTGGGGTTCAATACAATGCCAGTCACTGGATACTGAGCTAAACGAGCAAGTGTCATTGCTCTGCGAATTGCGTCTAGTTTGTTGTCTCCAGCCCGGCCTTCAGACCACTTGTATTCTTGAACACCTGGGCAAGTCATGATTCCCTGTATGTTCTGGTTTAGACCGTCACCATAGAGCAACTGTTGATCTTCTGCCAACTTTAGGCCGTAAATCAAGCGGGAATCAATGTACCCTTGGAGACCTTGGGCGTCAGCCAGAATCTGGCGGGTTACGGGAAGCCAGTGAGCAATCGTCTTCATAGATACGGACTCAAGGCTAAACTCCAACTTACTCTTGGGCTTATTCCCAGACTCGCCTGCTTTATACTCAGGTACAGCAGCTGCATTATTGACAAATCCAGTCTCCCTTACAAACTCAATAGCACCTTGATTTGTCGGAATAACATGCATGAGATCACGGATTCGCTCGACCTTTTCAGGAGGCGTAATAATTCCAGGAATACGTCCTGGTTGAGAAAGACTAGCAGGAACAGTTCCTAAGCCAGTGCTAGATAGAGTTTTCTGGAAGAAGGACTTTACGCCAACAGCTTCAGAACGTCCTTGACTAGAAGGGTTGTAGTTTTTAAATTCTTGAGACTCTACGAAGAATTGACCAAAGGACTTTACAGAGCTGTTGCTACCAAAGAGACGACCATTAGCCTTCTCAAACTCGTCTATGCGGGATTGAGCAACCTTAAGCTCAGCTTGAATATCGTCAATCCTCTTGGTAGCTTCTTTGATTTGAGAGCCGGTCTTTTCGGTGGTTTCACCATACTGTTTAAGCTCTTGGTCCTGCTTTGCTATCAGCTCTTTGATTTCAGTGGTAGTATCGCTCAGGTGCGACTTTAGATTTTCCATTACTTCTTTGATTTCCATAAACTAATTCACCTCGTGGTTTTCTTGTAGTGTGTTGGTGGGGACGACAGAAACTAATTAGGCGCGCGAAAGAATACCGTCACGTCAAATGACGGTAGGTGCTTAGCAAACTACTACTAAGCTCTCCTTTTCATTAGCTCGCTCTTTAAATCGTCCAATGGGGAAAACAATGATTTAAGGTCAGATAAGTGGCTAATAAGATCTGCCGAGTTATCTGGTGTTGTACTGGGCGGCGGGTCATTACCTTCAGGAGTGGAATCCTCCGGGTCCTTGGGGTCAATGAGTGCCTTGGAGGGATTATTTATAATAACAAGGTTGTCTGTTATTACCGGGGGTGATTGCTGCTTTTCTAGGTCTTCTAGATTCTTGATTTCAGCCTGCCAGCGTTTTAAAGCATATTCTAGGGCTTCAGGTACCTCTTCGCTTAAAAACGTACCATTGCGAAGCGCTTTTTCCATACGTTTCATGCTGTCTTTTAATGACTTGTACTTCTCAGGAGAATCAAGTGGGTATGGTTCGCTTAGGCCTTTCACCCCAGTAATAAAGGTGTTTGAATTGGCTCCCCATAGTAAAAAACTGTACTCCCAGAGCCTGAGTTCCTTAAGCTTTCTTACGTCGCCGTCCATTTCATGGTGGATCACGTCGTAACCAATAGACTGCTCTTGGATCACACCGTCTAGGATCAGCTGAAACATGTCTTTGGCCACGCTATTACCCATGGAAAACTGAGTTTCATGATAGAGGCCGAACTCGTCTTCTTTCAGGAGTATTGGGCGACCTACCGGCAAAGCCGGGTCATGCATTTTCAAAGCCTTAATCCTATTCTTGCCATGAGGTCCCCATGCATTAATTGTCCGTTTGTAGGCTCCAGGAAGAATAATATCGTCATGGTCGTCTAAAACATTAAAAACCGAACAGTAACCTGTGACTATGCCCTTTTTGACGTCAATATCTTTGATAGAGCCTGGTTTACTCGACTTAAACTCCAGGTGAATCACCTCTTTCTTTTGGTTTGTTGGTAAGGCTTGCGTTTGGCTCTTCTCCATGAAGCGATTTGCAAATTCCTGGAAAATATCATAAAATATAGGTGCCCGTTATGGGACATTTAAAAAGCGAGGTGGTCGTTTTGACCAAACTTTTGAATGTTCCCTGCACCCTAGAGAAGGACGACCTCATTTGAGGCCTGATACGCTCAGCGACGGGATATCAAATTTTGCGGCTGTCTGTGCCAGCCTAAGTGACGTACCTTTTCATAGAAGCGAAAAGGCTGTTTTTCGTATAGCCCTCCCGAGACGTTAGGACAAGCGGTCCCACAGGCAGACTTCCAGGTGAAGGCTTACTATGGCATACGCCCCTAACGGATCCTGAGACAAGCTATTGCAGGAAGAGCTAGGGTAAACAGCACAGACGAGACTCCGGAGTGACAGCCCACTGCGGAGTTTTCGTTTTAGTTAGTTCATGTAACTTCTACTGCTGCTCCTCGGATTCTAGCTCCCTAAGTTCTAAGTCCATAAAGCCTAACTCTAGCCTCTGGTTAATTTGTTCCAGCGGAATACCCATGTTATAGAGTATCTCGGCGTTTTTCACTTTCTCTCCAAACTCTTCTTGCAGTGCTGTAACGTTGTTGAGGTCATACATTAGCCGAATGCTGTTTTGCTCACCAGGATCACGCGCCTTAGTATCCCAATAAGGAACAAGAGCCATATCCAAGCATTCCCTAATATCGTCCAACAGGGGAACAATACTATCTTCATAAAAAGCCCTGCGAGCTGTGCTATAGTTGTTGTAAGAAGCAGCGTCTTGACTACCGACCAAAATGGGAGGAACGTCAAAAACAGCACAAATCTCCTCACGGTTATATTTTCGAGACTGCAAAAAGTCCATTTCAACAGGGCTGAGGCTCATTTGGTGCCATGTTGCCCCACTGCCTAAAACCCACGGAGTATGACTATTTCCGCTACCTTGGTGTTGCTCCCTGATTTGAGCTCTGGCTTCTTCCCATTGTACCTTAGTTAATGGGTGAGAAAAACTAAAGATACCGTCTGTCACGGCCCTATTCTGAAGGCTGATCTTGTTCCAGTTGACAGACTCTATGTCGGTGTCTATGACCTTAGCAGCCACCTGAATGGGGGAAAGACCCCAATAATAGTTGGCAGGGTCGACTGTCTTAAAGTGAATAATCTCATTAGGCTCGATCCGCAGAATGTTGCCAGGATCGATCTGGTATTCATAATGGCTTAGAAACGTATTCCTATGGGGCACCGGGCGAATTACGTTTGTATCTGGCACGATAGGCCAAAACTCCACAGGTACACCTCTCGCCTTGACAATCTTCCATAGTGCGTTACCACTCAGATCTAGGTGGTTGACTAGATACTCCATTAATTTCTGCCCTGTCATGAAGGGATTAGGCTCTGTTAGCAAGACCTCAATTGGGTGATTTGGAACCCTTTGCCATGTATCTCCAACCCGCTCTTCAACATACCAGGGGATAGAGGCCACTGCCTTAGCTCGCTTATTAATGCACCTATACACCCAAACGGAAGCCTTTAATCCATTCTCAATCGCATTCTTTGTATCCCACGCATTCCACTGGGGCTTTTCCGATAAATGTCGTTGAATGAAAGGCAGGGTCTTAAGCTGTTCCGGCAGTAGCCAATTAGCTATTTTGCTCTTGATAATACTCATACTTCACCCCCTATCTAAGCCCGTCCAATTAGGATTGTGTCCTCTTGGCGCAAAGGCTCCGTGGCATAACGCAACGCTGCCATAGCGTCGTCCTTAAATGCCACTGGCTCGTCCAATGTATTTCCAAATTTATCTTGCTTGTACTTCCAGCCTTGAATTTCTTTAATTGTGTTGATACAGCTAGGGTGTATGTAGATTTTGTGGTGCCTAAGGTAATCAATGCCTGTTCTGACACTATCAGGGCCCTTTTTTGCAGCTTCTACCCACAATCCAGCCTGCTGAAACTCCTTAATCCTGTCAGGTTCGGCAGAATCACCGATAATACGCTCATGAGGCTTTACTAATGGTTTCACTAATTGAATCAGCTCCTGGTTGGTTAGTCCTCGCTCGTAAACCTCGTCGAACACATAAAGCTCACCGTCTTTAATTCCCACCCTGATAAAGGCAGAAGGGTGGTTGAAGCCAAAGTCCAAGCCTTGTGATACGTTGTCATACCAATTTGGATCCTGGGAGATTTCTTTCACTTCCCAGTTAGTCAAAATCAGGCCACCTAATTCTCCCCATTCTCCCTCAGCATAGATCTTGTGCATGACAGGATCGTGGTCTTTGAGAGATTCGATCATTTCTTTATACTCTGAATCAATGAAACGGTTATCACGGTAGGTTGTTTTGATTACAAGAGCGTTGGGGTCTGGGTGATCAAAGAAGCGGGGTTTGAGCCAGGAGAGGGCGCTAACGGGGTTAAACGTGAGAGTGATTTGTTTGGGGTAGGGTGTTTTACCCCGGAGTCGAAGATCAAGTTGATTGAAGTCTTCCTCAAGGATTTCCGAAGCCTCTTCAACCCA